GGGCTGTACAGCAGGATTGTTGAATACAGGATTTTCGGATCGCAGATTGTCAGAAACTTGATGCTTCTTAACGAGGGATGGAACTTTATCTGCGAACCGGCCTTCTGCTTTTGATACTGCTTGCTCTACAATCTTAGTAGTAGCAAAAGCAGACTGAGCATATACTTGTCGAGCTACTTGGTTAAGAGATTCTGCAAATGCCTGCACTGCACCTTCTCCACCTTCACTGATTTTCTTTAGTGCTTCAGGAGTGAGAGATTTAGTGAAATCCACTCGCCCCGCAGCTTCCATAAGTTTCTTTGGATCAATTTGCCCAAATAATCCTTCTTGAGTTGCTGCATCACCTGGAGCAGGAGTTTGCCAAATATCCTTAAACTCCTCTAGTGGGGACACTGGCGCTTGCGCCTGAGATGTGGCATCAGTGGGGGATGTGGCTCCTGGAGGAGTTGTGGTTGAGGCAGCATTATTAGGTATTGCTCCCGGATTAACTTGTCCTTGCGGATTCAGCGCAGGATTTACTGGTGCCTGCTGGTTGCTGTTATTGCCAAGTATTGATTTAAACATTTCGCCGACATTCATGGTATTACTCCTCAGAGGTTAACTGCATGGGTTTAGATGCTGCGATGATATACTGCAAAAGTTCGATCTTGCCTTTTTGATACGCTTCCTGCTGTACAAACTCTAAAACTCCTTGCTGTGATGACGCATTGAATTGCAGAGCAAGGCGCGCTGCTACTGCCTCACTCATATAGTTCTGCATTACTGCTAGTTGTAGGGTGTTAAGGGTGGTGCCTATTGCTAACTCTTCAGCAGTGAGAGTGTAAGAGCATGCAGGAGATGGGTTGAATAGCATTTGGGTTATACTCCAGTATTGGTGATATTGTTCGTGATATTATTAACTCGTGCAGGCTCCTGCCTCACTACTCCATTCGCAGCTGCTGCAGGCGTGTAACCAAACTGCTCAGGAGTTGGTTGCGGAGGATACTGCTCAGGCTTAATATCAGGATTCTGCTTTGCTATCATTACAACTGCTTGCTGCCACTGTGTGGTTGCTGTTTCAAATGCAACTTGCTCAGGAGATTTTTCAAACGGTTTAAGATCTGCACCACGAGCTTTCATGAGATATGAGAATAGCGGAGTTACATTATATCCGGAACCAATCTGAGGAGAAGTTGCAATTGTTTGGAGAGCTACTGCGAATCCCTCTGCATCTAGGATCTTATCGCTAGGGAGAAGTCCGTCAGATACCTTAAACTCCATAACTTTCTTGCGAAGCTGAATCGGATCAATAGTAACCATCTGGCGCTTGTCACGAGAATAGAGTGAAGAGGCGCCTTGGTACTGGAGGATGTTAATCTTGATACATTCCTTCAGGGGCCGCATCACTTGGTTCTCAAGGAGAATACTTTGTACCTGATCACGACCGTTTGCATTGGTCATAATATCTACATACTCAGTGCGAGTCTTATTCCCTTTAACAAACTGACCTTGCTTAGCAGGATTCTGACCATTAGTTACATCTGCCATGCGAGTAACTTGTGCAATCTCCTGAAGCGTGAGAGATGCTTGGTCATCACGGAAGGGAAATGGGAATACACTTTCACTAATGGGTTTGCCATAAGCAGAAGGGCGCACAGGGATCTTAGCAGTAGGAGAGTCACTGTTAATATGATGCTCTGCTACACGAGAAGGATCATAGAGAACTCGATCACTGATAGCTCTGCGACGGGAGGCAAGCACTGAGTTCATGAGAGCTGATGCAGTCTGCTGGAAAGGCAGTGCATTCTGCGCAAGAGATTTAGTTTGGAGTGAGAGCCCATCCTCACAAGGTTGCCCAATGAAAACTGGCATCCAGTTGTGCGCATTAGTTTGGCGCTCTACATACACTGGAATCTGATGATTCACAATGTAGATCTTGAAGATCTGGGGGGAATTTGCGCTAGGTATTTTCAGATTGAAATCTGAGGGGATAATCCGCACGTACAGCTTTGTAAGCTCATAGAGATCTTGATACGCGATATTATTAGCTGAAGCTCCACCAGCAAGTCCTGCCCATGAGAGCCAGTTGGTGGATGCCCTAGGATTCTTATCTAGAAGCGAATCAGGGTTGATAGGAGGAATGTAGAAGCCACTATAATCAATAGAGTTTACTGCGCCATTATTCCCCATCCCAGATTCGAATGCAGGTTTAATGTTATCAACCATCTTAGTTGGGAGATTATTAATGAACTGCTTAAGTGCTACTCTGCTAAGCAGTTGCGTGTTTCCAATAAACTCTCCCTTCAGATAATGCTCCGAAGGTTGTACTCGTGTATCAAAGATGGTATTATAAGGATCCCAGCGCTGAAGGTGATTTCCTGCCCATACAACTTCCTTAGGCTTACCTTGCTTACCATTCCCAAAAGTGAGATCGGTTTCAAGTACTGGAGTAGTTTCCTCACACCAATCTACATCTATGAATGACAGGTTGTATTTGAATCCATCACGAAAGAACTTGAGAAATTCAGAAGTCCAACCGCCTCGGATCTGCTGATTTTCAATCACAGTCTCCATCTGCATTGCTTCATCCATATTCTCAGGAGAAGCCACTACCCCGAATATAGGATTACCTGTGAGGAATACTGAAGCTTGATATGTGACTGCGGATTCCACTTGTGGCATAACTACAGGAATAGTTACGTTCTGGATGCGATTAGAGTCCCCATATGCATTAGCAGTTCTTGCTCGCACATTCTCAGTAGTCCAATCATTTTCTCGCTGATATGCCCAGTCAACCTGCTGCATCTGATAGCGCAAGTTATACTGTTGATTCATGACTCCTACACACTGGCGATAGAACTCAATGAGTCCCTGCTGTGCGGCCTTAGGTACCAGGAGTGGTGTGGTTGGGGTAGCCATTAGGTTTTAATCCTTCTATTAGGGTCACGAGCACGGTTGATTGAATCAGGAGTTATAAAGCGCTTATCCTGAGGATGGATGGCAGGAGTAGGAGGCTTGCCTTCAGGATACTGCTTATCCTCAGTGCGATTCCACATTTCTTCCATTGGGCCTAGAAGTCTGCGAAGCATACCCTCAAACTGATTTACCCCTTCTGAATCAGATTTAGGAGTAACCATTTTCATATCTTCACCAATAAGTTCTATCAGAGATGGTTGCATAAGAGCTTTCAGAATGAGCAGTTCTCGTAAGTGTTCCAGACCTTGTGCTTAGATGCTTCAGCAGCCACAAGGATATTCATATTAGTAATATGTTCTCCATACATCTCCATTACTACTGGTGCATATGTGAGAAGATCTAGCAGGCCATCAGTATTATCCCGTTTCATTGGATTAAAGCCAGTGATCTGCATTGATACTTGTGCGAAACAGTCAGGATGAATAATAACTTCACCTGCTAGTAGGGACTTAAACATTGTAAGGATTCTGGAGTTCTTGGAAGTACTCCCTGAATAAACCTCTACTGCCTCAATCCCCTGAATCCCTAACTGCTGGCATATAAACTCAAACCAGTATTTAAGTGTGTATTGATATGCGTTAGCTTCAATCGCTACAGTCTTGCAGTTCCTAGTGAGGCAGAAGTTCAGAGCTGTACGTATTGTATCACCAGGAGACAGCCTATCCTCTACCAGGGCTTTCAATACTGGGTAGCCATTGTATATTTCGAAGTATCCTACAGATACCAGATCGCTTCCTACCTTATCAGTTGCAGGATCAATAATGATCATGTTACCTGCTGGAAGCTCATTCTCCTCAAAAGGATAAGCTGGAATCTTGGAGATATCTATTGCGTGATTTGAAGATGCATTCTCATCATTCAGCACCTCAGAATAGAATATCTCAGGGCGCCCAGCTGCTAGATCATTCTGGAACTCTTTCATCAGCTGGGAGATTGGTTGAAGATCTTCCCACAAGGATGTGCCATCAGCAAGAATTCCACCTGCTATAAACTTCACCCAGTTTGGATTGGTTTTAAGTTTCCGAAGTATTGAGTGCTTGGTAGGATACATATTTCCTACAAAGATGAAGAGGCAACCATGAGGAGACTTTGCTTTCATGGCAGTACCAATCATTTCCCTCTCCAAAGTCTCCGATTGGGTCTGGCTCTCAGCACAGATTCTAGATTGGATATCATCAAATATCATGATATCAGGGCGCTCATTCTTAAGTGTGATACCCCGAATAACTTCCACAGTTCCGGCCATCAGGATTACATTCCTACCTCTGAAGCCAAACTTCTTGAGATCCTGCCTATCAGTTTCTATCCCAATGCGCCAATCCCCAAACACTGCCTTGATATTTGGCTCATTTAGCATATCCGCAATATCTGCTACTATATTATTCGCCTTAGTTTGATTCTCACAGAGCACTAGGATAAACTTGCGATCAGTGAATAGGATTGCATATAGGATGAATAGTTTCGTGAGCATGGTTTTGCCGAAGCCACGAGGGAGTCCCAGTGCGAGTTGTGAGAAATCTCGTGTCTTATGCACATAGGAAAGCAGCCAATACCATACTGCAAGGAATACAGGAGGAAAGAAATAGCGAAAGATTGCAGGCAGTGCGAGTCCTGCTAGGAAATCTAGCGATGCTTTAGCATTATCATGTACTTGCTTTGCTTCAAAGGTTGCACCAATTGTTACCTCAGGTTCCTGCTCTACTCCTTTATCTTGGAGTGGGATAGGATCTGAGGAGGGAGGAGGTGCAAATCCTAGTTCATCGTACAGTGTCATGTGTGATTCTAGTTACTGAGGATGCATCTAGTTGAGATTTAATTGAGAGAAGAATCTTTTCAGCAGCAAGCTTATTTGCAGCGCGCAAGGCTGCCTGCTTCGCTTCAAGCACTGCGGTGTTATCAACAGCTAATTTAAGGGGCAGAAACTTCTGCAGGTTGTTTTGGTTGCGGGAGGGAAGCATGGTGCACCTCAGCTTTCTTTAAAAGATTGCCTGATTGTATAGTTAGGAGTTCTTGGGATCCTGCTTGGATAACTTGGTTATGGATATTAGTAGTGAATTTCTGGATAATCTGGGTTGGCATATTAAGGGTAATAACTGTCTGTTGCGCATGCAATGCTGCTGGAGCACTTTGGCCACGGCGTTTCGCTGCATTAATCACGCTAATCGCTTTTAAGATTTCCATAGGCCGATACATCATTGGGAGAAGCTCCTTCATTTTCGCAATGAGCTGCTCTTCTATTGAATCATATGATGCATCTATCTCATTATGCTTCTGTAAGTTTTGGAATCGCAGCTCTGCAACCTGACGCGCGAATTCCTCAGTACTTAGAAGTTGAGAGATGCGAGAAACTGATATACCAAGCGCGAGAGCTGCTTGCTCAGGAGAAACACCGGAGCCAAGTAGTGTGAGTGCGCGATCCTCGGTACTGCTATTGGGAGAGTTGCTCATAAGATTTGTAGGTGCAGGAAGTTGTGCAGGTGAAGCGATTATTACATTTAGGAGAAAAGTGCAGTAGCAGGGTCTGCGCTATGTGCTGGGAGTTTCGCAAGCAGGAGAGGTGTTTAGAATTTTTTAGTAAAATGGGGATGTAGCAATAGGGATAAATGGGCGCCGAGATGTAAAAAGGCCCATCCCCCTCCCTTCGCTGCGCGATTGCATCTGCCATGAGGTTGCATTTGCTATGCTGTTGCAGCTGCACTCATATGGTATATGCAACAAGATTGCATCAGGTGAGAGCTGTATACAATTTGAGGGTGGATTGTATACAAAGAAATATTGAATCTTTTTGATGGATGCAGGGAACTATCAGGGAGGGAGGTACTCTAACAAGGGTAAGGCAAGCAATGGTGCAAGCCTACAATTAGACAGGAGATTCAACCATGAGCAATATTAGCAATCGTCATACCTTCATTCCCTATATCAGCGGGGAAACTAAGCCACTAGCAGAACAAGTGGGACTGCGGATCATCTTCAAGGGTAGGAATGGCAAAGAGGCAGAGCATAAGAGCCAGTTTGTATCAGTTCCGGCAGTGAGTGATGATGAGATCACGCAGAATCTGAGTGCACTCCTCCCAATGGTTCGTACAATGATTCAAGGTTATCGGGAAGATTGTGCGCGAGCAGCATTCCTGGCGGGTTCTAAGGAAGTAACAAGTGAGCAAGTATCCTTGATTGCTGCAATCTCTCACGCTGAGGAAGTTTCGAAAGGTTCCCGATTGACTGGCGATGATGTAAAAGCATGGTTCGCGGAAAATCTGGAAGATTCATTGACTGTGGAATTCGCTAAGCGACTTGGTTTGAGTGATTCTCCCTCGGAAGCGCAAATGAAGAAACTGGAGCAATCTCTAAATCTGTTTCGTGAAGGTTTCGCTTCGCTTGCTTCAGGGAAAACCAAGTTTGAGCCTAAGAAAGCAGAAGTATTTAGGAATCTCCTGAATCTCTCAGAATCTGCTGTTGAATCTGCAATTGGTTCCAGATTCGATGTACGATTGAATCACATGATTTCTGGCGAATCCGAAGATTTGATGAGCGCGCTTGGATTCTAGGATTCTCTCTGATTCTCTAGTCTTACTC